GGTAAGATCCCGTTGAATGATCTGACGACGCTGCATCTGCAACAGTTCTACAAGAAATTGTTGGCGGAAGGGCGGGTAGAGCGAATCGAAGCACAGAAGCAGCCCAAGGGACTGAGCACCAAAACAGTGCGCAACATCCATCAAATCATTTTCTCTGCGCTGAAGCTGGCAATCGAGCAGCGGCTGATCGCCCGCAATTCGGCAGACGGCTGCGCGTTGCCGAAGGTGGAGCGCAAGGAAATGCAGACGCTTCCCGTTGAGCAGCTGACGTCCTTCCTCCGCGAGGCAAAAGACAGCGGCGTGTTCGCCCTGTACTACATCGACCTGACCACCGGCCTGCGGCGGGGCGAGTTGCTCGGATTAAAATGGTCGGACATTGATTTGGAAAAAGGAGACCTCCGGGTTCAACGGCAGATCGGGCGCATCGACGGCAAGATCATTGAGATGCCGCTGAAAACGAAAAACGCCTACCGCACACTGCCCCTGTCGGCGGATGCGATAGACGTTCTGATGCAACAAAGAAGAAAAACGGGCAACAGCGAATGGGTATTCCCATCGCCAAGCGGAGGCCCTATGTCACCGGACAGCGTGCTGCACATGCTGCACCGCGTTCTAAAGCGGGCAGGGCTGCCGAAGGTGCGTTTCCATGACCTGCGTCACACCTTCGCAACGCTGGCACTGCAAAACGGTGTGGACATCAAAACCGTATCTGGCATGCTGGGGCATTTTTCGGCAGGCTTCACGCTGGACACCTACGCTCATGTAACGACCTCAGCCAAGCGTGAAGCGGCAAAAACAATGGGCAACCTTCTCTCTGGTGTGGTATAGTGCTTTCCGCTATCCGCTCCCGTTGGGGTCAGCGTTTGGGTCAGAAAAAATGGCAAGTAAGTTATTGGACACAAAAGTGCGGAAAAAGTCCTGATTTCGCAAGAAATCAGGACTTTCTGGTTGCGGAGGCAGGACTCGAACCTACGGCCTCCGGGTTATGAGTTCCAAACAAAGTGTTTGCTATCGTAGTGCAACGTCCCGCAAAGTATTGATATTACTCACTTTTTCAAAATCATCGTTTTATATCGTCGAGTAAAATAGCAGGACTTTTCGTAACGGAGTTGAATTTTTGTTGAACTCCGCTTCGCTCCCCAAAATATAAAAATAAGGACCGGAGCGTACCCCAGTCCTCTAAAAATAGCGCCGTGTGAGCTATTTTTGTTCTACAGGTGTATTATATGCACCAGATGTCAAAAAGTCAACAATTTTTTTGACAAAAATGTACGATGATGCAAGGATAGCGTTATTCGTATAGTAATCCTTATGCTTCGTCAAGCGGGAATTAAACAGTTCTGCCAATTCTTGATACGTCTTTTCTTTTGTTTTTGGACTCGTTACAATTTTATCAAACACATAGAGCAATGCAACAAAATCGTGTATAACAGGATTGGTCATTTTTTTATCTCGCATTCCAGCAGAAATTTGAGGAACTGTGGATACAAAGCGAACCACTTTCTTATTAGGCTCTATAGTTTTGTGCCCTGGCATCATATTGTTAATTAGGCAATTATTATGTGCGGCTGCATTTCGTAATGACTTAACAGGGAAGAGCAATCCAACCATATTATCTTTGAAGTGCATATGTTTCGCATAGAACCATTCGTATAGTAGCACGAAATGTCCAAAGGACATCACTTCAACCACATTCCAAATCGCAAACTTATCCCGGTAGCCACTTATCATTTCCGCGCAATAGGAACTCTCACCCTTTTCAATAATCTCATCTCTTATATTTGAATGCGCGTCAAAAAATTCTCTTACGATCTCATAGCCGTCTTCACTACCATCTAAGAGAAAATCTTGAAGCAATTTCACCTTTAGGAAATGTTCAATATCCAATGACATTTTGATTATAATCTTACGCAAGTGCATATCTATTGTAGATAGATCTACCAAGTACGCAAAGTCAAGATCCTGATACCGTCCATTGGCATCCTTGTAGTAATTTTTGCAGTATGCTTTTAATTTGAAATAATAGTTATTATCCCAAAGGAACCGTCTTGCATCTGCCTCCGACATTATTTCAAATTTAATGCCTTTTTCCTTCATATTGTCAACCTGTTGCGGAATTGATAGCTTCGGAGGAAGATCCTTTTTGAAACCTTTATCGTTAACAATCTCTGCATTCCAAGCCTTTTCCATTTCTACCACCTCACTTATTTACATGGTAGACATCTTTACAAGAAATGTCAATAAATTGATGTAGAAAGTTGAAAGTCAACCATAAATCATAAAATTTCTTGTAAAATGCAACGGCAAACCAAAAAGCCATATTATCTCAACTATCGTTTTTAACTTCCGATAGAATATTTCAATTCTAAATCAAAGAAAAGCACGTCTTGATTTCAAATCGAATTGAGTTTCACTGCCCGGATTTCAAATCGGCGCAGTGGCCGCCTGATCTGGACAGTCGCAAGGGTCTCATTTCAGATGAGACCCTCAATGCACCGAAAGGCTCGGATTTCAAATCCGACCTTTAAGACATCCCCACAATATATGCAGCAAGAGCGGAGGAATCGCCCTCCGCTCTTCTATTATCCCTCTCCTTGCCTCTCAGACGCCGCAGGAGCGCTTTCGTCGCGCTCTATGGCTTCGTCTATGGCTCGGTTGATAAAGCCGTTTACGCTCTCGCTGCGGGCTTCTGCGTGGGCTTGAATGATTTCTCTCTTTTCAGCATCCATTCTGATCTCCACGCGGACAAACTTTTCCATATATTTCTGCTGAGCCTTTTTTTGCGCTTCGGTTTTCTCTCCCATCAGATGCTCCTTTCAGTTTTTGAAATAATTATAACACACCTTAAAATCTAACGGTAGATACAAATTTCACAAATATCTACCGTTAGATTTATTTCTTCCGCCTATTGATATCTACCGTTAGATATTATATGATACGGCTATGCAAGACAGGAAACTGATTCGAGCATAAGAAAAAGCCCTCTGCATCACCGCCGACCAAAGCCAGATGCAGAGAGCAACCAACCACCACAGGGAGGCCGGTACTATAATTATATGGCCTCTCCACCAGAAAATCAAGGAGGAAATGACAATGAGCAAAAACAGTGCAATTATGAAATTCGGTGAGATGCTGACCCATGCGGCAAACTTTTCCGCCGTGGGAGCGGCCGGGCCGTCCTTTGCGTGGGCCTCCCCTAACGACATTGTGATACTGGGCAAAACCCCGGATGATATTAACGGGCGTGTGTGCCTTGTGAGCCTTCCTGACGATGAAAAGAGGCGTTTTGTGCGTCTGTATCGGCACGGGAACACGATAAAGACCTATTACATGGACGATTACGATTGTAGCGGGGAGTATCCGGCTAACGGCGTGGAAGTTCATGGGGAAGTGCTGGCAATCGTCCACCAGTACGGAGTGGAGCCAGAGGCCCCCAAAGCATCCACGGCGTGGGAAAAGCGTGTGAAAAAGGCATTGAAGGGCCGTTTTATCTCATTCAAGGATCAGGAGCAAATTTTGAAACGGCACACCAACGCCGGACGCTGGACAACCCTAAACGTGGCCTATTGTCTGGGCGCAGAGGCCGGGAGAAAGGAGGCCATGAGCGATGACAAAGGCAGAGCGTGAAATGATGGAACGCATCCACGCCCACGGTAGAATCCTATCACTCGACGAGGAGCAAGCAGGACTTATCCTCGCGAGGATTAAGGAAATGTTAGCGGAGCAGGAAGCGGAGGCGAAAAAGCCTTAATTTCTGCCCTTCGTGCGCTAAAAATGTGCGCCAAAGTGTACAGTAGCCCGCAAAGTCCGCCGAAGGGCAGCAAAGAATACAGTGTGTGAGTACAGCGAAAGCTGTTTCACCTGTCCTTTATCGGACTGCAAACAGACTGTTGTCAAATGCTTAACGGTCAACCGTTTGCCGATAGATCCTCTCATGTAACGCAGAAAGCCCACAGGAACACTCCTGTGGGCTTTTGCTTTGCCGGTGCTTATTGTATTCTCGCAGTGTTACCGTGCGTCTTACAAGCCAGCAGGGCGGCTTCAAAACAAGAAGGTGTTGCAGCCCCCCTTTACTCCGCCGTCTGCAGCTCCACAAGCTGGTGAATCACTCGTTCCAGTCGCTCGAGCACGACATCATAGCCGAAGATAAACATTTGCAGTCTCCTTTCCCGTTAGTACAGCAGCACGGGCTTACCGGCTGCGCGCGTCATGTTGTTGATGTTGGGAACGACCACGCGGGCAAGCGTCTTACCATCCACAACGAGGTTCACATTGATGGGCTCGTGGCTGCCCTGTGCCAGCGCCTCCATGACGGCCTGCTTGATGGTCGAAAGCGGCGCTTCGACGTTCGTTCCGCTCTTCTGGTCGCCCAGTACAGCAAGAAATTCTTTGTTCGGGGGGATGACCGCGCCATGTGCGAGCTGCGGAATATCGTTGTACACAGGCGCATTGCCATCTAAGCTCTGCGCCGCCACCCGACGGCTGCGCGTTGGGGCCTTTGTTGATACGCGCGTACCGGTAAAGCCGGACGTTGCCTTTCTGACTTTGGAATCGTCCACACTGTCGACGAAGAATTTCAGCGCAAGGCCGATCGCCGCCGAGATAATGAACGCCGTACCGGCGCTGACGATTCCCAGCGCTGCAAGGCCAACGCCAAGAACACCGGCCAGCAGTCCAAGAAGTACGCTGCGCCCGATGCTGACAAGCCGCTGCGTGCCCTTCTTCGGGTCTTTGCGGACGCTGTAAATGCTCAGTCCGAGAATCAGACCTAATCCCATGCCGACGACTGTACCGACGCCCGGCGTCACGATAGAACCGATGACTGCACCAAGCAGCGCGCACAGCACGACGATCAACTCGTAAAGAAGCTGCGATTTGCCGCCGTGTTCCTCGTCCCCCTCTGCAAAGCCGGTGAGATAGAGGCCGAGGATTGCACCCAGGCTGAGACCGGCCACGCCGCCGGTGATGCCAAGAAACACACTGCCGAGCAGCGCACCGAGCAAAGCCGTGATGACCACGATCCACGCATCCTCTGCGTCCATCTCGGTTTTCCATGTTTCGGGGTCAAGGCCCACAAGGTACAGCCCCAGCAGCACGCCGAGGGATAAACCGATGACGCCGCCCGTGATGCCGCCGAACGCCGCGCCGAGTGTTGCACCGAGCAGCGCCGTTAAAACGGTCAGCCATGTTGCCTTGCTCTTGGGGATAGCTTTCTTGTCAAAGCTCCATTTGAGGTCATCCACAACGATCTCAAGCCCCGCGCGGATGGTCTTAAAGATATCATTGATCTTCTGGAACACCTTGTCGAGCTTTTCCATCATGGGGCCTTCGTCAAAGTCAAAGTCCGGCGCAATGGCGGAGGCTCCGCCGCCACCGCCGCCAACGGACGTTGTCGTGCTGAGTTTGTTGATCTCATCGAACGCCGCGAGCGCGTCTGTCGCTTCCTTTGCCGCCTTGCCGGTCGCGTCAATGGCGGCAGTCTCTTTGTAGAGGTTTTTGCCCGATGTCTCCATGCTCTTCTTTGACTTACCGCTCAGAATCGAAATGATCGTCACGATCTCCGACACAATGGCCGCAAGCAGATTCATTAGCCACGTCAGCGCCGGAATGAGTACGTCCATCAAAGGCGCGGCCAGCGTCAGCAGCGCACCTTTGAGGCGGGCAAAAGCGTCGGATGCCTCTGTGCTGGTCGCAATAGCCGCCTTGATCTGCTTGCGTAGCGCCATGAGCGCCGCCGTGATGACTGAGAATAGAAGCATAGAGCGCGCTAAACTCTTGACCTGATCTCTGAAACGCGCGGCATACTGGCCCGCTTTGGCAAGCGCGGAATTCTCCGCCTCGCGCTCCCTGCGTTCCTGCTCCGTATTAGTGATCAACTCACCGGCAGCGACTTTTGCTTTGTCGAGCTTTACCGTCATGCTGTCGATGTTGGCGGTCGTCTCTTCGTAAGCAGCCGAAAGCGTTTTGACCTCCTTCGTCTGCGTGTGCAAAAGCTCCTCCTGCTGTTTGAGTTCCGCCTCCGCAGCAGCACGGCGGTCTAACACTTGCGTCTGATACTCGTTCTGTGTAAAGCCCTGCTTTTGGATCCATTCGCGGTCATTCAGCCGTTCGACTTCCTTTCGCAGCATCTTCACGCGTTCCTCCGTAGCTTTCGCTGCCTGAGATGCGGCGTCAAGCTGCTTGTCAAGGTTCATCTTATTGCCCGTTTCCTTTTCAAGCTTGCTGTTCAGTTCGGATATCTCGTCACGCAGCTTGCTCAGTTTCTTTTGTGCTTTGGTCGAATCCAAATCACAAGAGAAAATCACACTGCCGTCAGCATTCGCCATTTAATCACTCCTTCCCCAATTTCAACCAAGTCGAAATGGTGGTCTCTTCTTCCTGGCTGAGCTTATTTTTTATGTTCACGAGGTCGCTGTTGCGGCGGTACCATTCGCGTTCGTCCTTTTCGAGCGTCTTGCCGCGCGCCTTTTTGTCGCGGATGCGCACGACCTGAGCAAAGGTGCAGTCCCCGAGATCGTTATACGCACCGAGGAACGTCCACCAATGGACGCCCCCGGTGTTGGTCTCCGCATCATAAGGGATTCCGCGGATATCTTGTCCGAATACTCGGTTGATGGGAGGGAGGATTAACGGATAGTCCTGCTCCCAATCGACCAGCTTCGGCGATTTCTTCTTATCCGGCTCTTTTCCGCCGTTCTGGAACCATGTAAAACGGTCTACAGCTTCCTGCAAGTGCTGCGGCGGGATATCCTCAGGCGAGACATAGAACATCTGCAAGATGCCCTCCGCGCGGTCAGTGCCGCTCAAATCAGGATCACTCAGCATTACAAAAATGTCGAGAATTACGCGAAAATCTGTGCGTATCTCATAACTCACTCCGCCAAGCTCGACGGAGGACGGCAACCCCCAATTCATCGGCGATACTTTGCCGTGTACTTCTGAATGCGCGGATTCGTTGCTTTCTGTTCACGAGCAAAGGCGCTGTCCGTTTCGTCCATCAGTGCAAGCAGGAAATTTGTCCACACATGCAGGCCGTCCGCCATCGCATAGAGGTTCATATTGCCGAAAATGCTGTCACATACCGGCTCTTCAAAAAGGCCGTCGATGATCTCGCGCATCTCCTTGTCGCGGCGGTCGGCAATATTGAAGATCTCCACGCGGTCGCCGCACTTCTGCACCTCATCTGCGTATTTCTCCTGTTTCTTATCCAGCGTATCAAATGCGTTGTAAAGACGCTGGATAAACGTGCCGTCAGTAGGGTTGAATCGAATGACCACATCACCCTTAACGCCGTGTACGGTATATTCCTGTACGCCGTTCGCAAAACTAAGTTCCATATTTATCTCTCCTTAAATTTGTTTTCAGAAAGCTTTGTATCAGAATGTTGATCTCTGCCGCTTATCGAAAATCAGAAGTTCTCCACGGCCTCGCCCGCGAGATCGTCCCATTTTTCGCTCATGCTGACAATTACACCGGGCGATTTGCGCCGGTAGCCGTCCCCGTCGCCGCAACTGTCAGAAATTGCCGAAATGCTGTCCCATGCCCGCATGACTGCGCCCTCCCCGCTCTGGCAGTCAAGAGCGATAGCGTTAAGGGCTGCGGCCTCTCGGCGGCTGTCCGTAGTCTTTGCGGCTTCGGCTGCGTAGTGACCCACTAACTTTAACATGGTGCGGTTGTTGTCGAATCGCTCCATGAACGCGGAGTAATCAGCCGGGGAAAGAACGCCGGTTTTCAGCAGTTCAAGCGCGCCACTGTCGATGGCGTCGGGGTTTGCAATATTGGCGGCGCGCACTGCCTGTTCCAGCTCGGCGCGGATCGTGCGGCGCGTGGCCTTGAAGTTGTCCCAAACGCGGGCGCTCACCTCGTTAAAGATGGCTTCTGCGTCATGCAGCTTTAGCGCTGTACGGGTTGTTCTAACCTGCTTTTCCTCGGCGCTGTCTCCGGGCTTCCATGCGTTAGCGTCACGGCTGGCCTGCTGCGCCTCTTGGAGTGCGCGGAAAGCGGTGTTGTACTCGCTGCGGGCTTCTTTGAAAGCTGTATCGAGCTTTCGGGCATAAATGTTAAATTCGCTCATGGTGTAAATTATCCTTTCTTTTTCATGCGCTGCCGCGCTGTTTTTTCTTAAAGGTCGATAATGATAACGCATTCGCAGTCTGATAAATAATCTCGTGCCGCCTCCTGCGTCTGGAACACCTTTGCGGGGCTTTGCGGCGCTCTACAAGCCGCCCACGCGCCATTTTCAAGCAGGGTCATAATTGCTGCGCCGGTTTTCTCCTGCGCTGCAATCGCCTGTAAAGAGGCAAGGCGGGCTTTAATTCCGTTATTCAAGGGCACCTCCAATCTCGTCACTCTCCAATTCCGGCAGTTCCAACTTACCTTGCTCGATTGCTTCATCAATCATCTGATAGAGCGACAGGCTTAACGGGTCAACGCCCTCGACAGGATGGGGATACAGCACAATGCGTTTGCCGTCCGGCGTCACCGCGCCATACTTACGCAAATACGTAAACGCATCTTCTGCCGTGCGGAACTCACCGCCGCCCTCGACGATGAAGACCGTCTCATCGGTTGACAGCGACCTGATGTATTCCCGCAGCGCCGCAAGGCGGATATCAAAATTTTTCTTCATCGCTGTTCCTGCTCCCTTCGCCATGCTTCAAGCTCGTCAAGCTGCTGCATGATGTCTGTGATCTCCGTGTACTTCACCGTCTGCCGTAAAATCTCTGCCGCGGCACTCACGCGGGTCTGTGCGGGCGCGTCTGCATCCTGCATGATCGTTGCCAGCGTATCCGCCGCGGCGTGCGCCCGCTCCTGCAACACATTTCGCGCCGCTTCGGTTCGTTCTCGGCGTGCTTCGTTATACTTCTGCATGAACTCAGGATCACGCTTTCGGCGATAAATCGTCTGCTCGTTGATCTCGAGCTTTGCCGCCGCGCTCCGCACCGTTGCAGAGATCAAAAGCGCGTCAATAATAGTTTCGTCCCGAATTTTCTTTGACAAAGTTTGAAAAGCCCCCTTTCCGGCTCTGCTTTATCTGACGTTGCACATTTTTTCATTGGTAAAATTCCATCAGCGGTTTGCGGATACGCGGATGGCGCAGGGATCGTATTGCTTCCCGCCGCACCTTTGCATCAGGCTTTTGACCAAGCCAAAACTCACTGATGATCGCATCACGCTCGGCATCTGTCAGTTGTGCAAGCGCCGCTTGCACGGCCTGTTGAAAGTCCCGTTGTTCGACGTCCTCAAAGGCTTCTTCTGCTGCTTCATCTGAGATTGTGTCACCAAGCGTCAGGTCGCTGTCCTCGTCACCTATCGGCTCGTCCATCGACCGGCAAACAGTGTTGATGGGGTCACATCGCGCCCGCTGTGTTCGCTGCCCGCAAGCCTCTGTAAACGCCGCCTTGAGCTTGATGCCGTACAGCGTAAGAAATTCACCCTTGTTCACATCCCATGTCGGCAGCGTGTCCATGAGGGCGATAAAGGCCACTTGCAGAAGGTCGCTTTCCTCGACACCTGCACGACCTTCCATTGCCCGCACCCACCTCAAGGTCTGCTGCCACGCGAAGCGTTCAACCGCCGCCCAAAGGCTTAGAATGTCCGCCTTGCCAGCCTGTACCGCTGCTGCAATTTCGCTTGTTCGCTCACCTTTCGACTCTTGCATATCGTTACCTCCCATGATAAAATGAAACTGATAAGATAACATTCATCATGGGCGGTCTCCTGAGTTTTTAGGAGGCCGCTTTTTATAGCAGCAGTTCTCTTGCAAGCTCCTTGCGGCGCTGGGCATTCTGGATGCGGCGGCTCTCGCCGTCTACCAGCAGCGAGACGGGGCACATTTCCGCCACGCGGTCGAAAATCCGCTTGTACTGCATCGTCTCCGGCGCGTCCATCTCCTGCGGCGTCAGGTTCGTAGTCACGATTGTTGGCAGATTCGAGCGGCAGCGCGCGTCTATAACTGCAAAAATCTGTTCTGCCGCGTACCCGGTATCACGTTCAACGCCGAGATCGTCGATAACGAGCAGTTTGTATGTACTCAGCCGGTCAAGCAAGCCCTGACGATCTTTACTGTTTTGCAGCAGATTCAAGAGGCGTGGAAAGCTCGTCACCGCCGTCGGTACGCGTTTTTTTAGCAATTCATTTGCAATGCAGCAGGCGAAAAAACTCTTGCCCGTGCCGACAGGACCTCGAAACAGGATGCCGATATTTTCCGTTGATACCTTGTCCCACTGATCGACATACTTCCTGCAAATTTTAGAGATTTTCGGATTTGCGCCGTCGTCATCGACAAGGGTAACTTTTCGATACGAGGGATCGACGATAGAATCCTCGATGCGGCGGCGCTCCATCATCGTTTCAAATGTGGCGGTATCGTTCGCATCGTCCGCGCTGGCCTTCTCCGATTCCGTGCAGTCACAGGCGATTCCTACCAGCCTGTCCCCCATGTTGGGAAAATGAATCTTTTTTTGCTTTGGCTTTCCGCAAACACCGCAACAAAGAACGCCGTCCTTCGTATAGTCGCCCGGCTTCTCAGCGGAATGTTCCAGCGACTTCTGAACAAGGTTATCAAGCATTGAAAAAGTCCTCCGTTCCGTAGTCCGCAGTGGTCTTCACCTTCCTACGGCTATCATTGCGATTCCACTGTTCCCACTTCTCCGCATTTCTGCAAGCCGCTTTCCAGTCTTTCATGGGGGTCTTGCCGACCAGCCAGCCTTTCGACTCGTAAAAGTCGATGAACCCCTGCGGGTCTACCGGCGACTGGCGTTCAAGCACATAGGTTTGAACCTCTGCTAACGTGGGCGGGGTGAAGCGCTTCGCGCGTGGCGGCGTAGCCGCCTTATCCCCTTTGTTGAGTTTAGTTAGGTTAAGTTCGGTTAAGTTACGTTCAGGTTCCAAGATGGTTCCATCATGGTTCCAAGTTGTTTCCTGACTGTTTCCAAGCATTAACCGGCCAGCATGATCGGTCGTCAGCATTGATTTTTCTTCGGCGTAAATCGTTGGATGATAACGATCGTTTTTGAGCGTGTTATTTATATTCCAGTCCGTGATAACCACGACACCGCTCTCAAACGGGATAATGTATCCTTTCGCCGCAAGGAGCCTTAGATCATCATCGTTGCAGCCTGCGATGCGAGCAATCTTTCGCGGGGAGCTCACAAAGCCGTCATCATCGCCGTGCATCCCCAAGTGAAAATACAGTGCTTGCGCGCTTGCAGACATATCCAAAAACCTGTCTGTGTCTGTAACTTGCAATGAAAACATTCGTTTCTGCGCCATTACCAGCCCACCATTCTTTCCTGGCCGGTCATCTTCAAGAGCACGTCTTCCGCCGCGTGTGAGATTGCCGCGATCTCCCTTGATCTTCTTGACATCGAGCTGATGAAGCGCTGAATGTCAAGCGTGCTCGTCGGCAAAAAATACCCGCTCTTGCAGTCGGACAGAATCAGTTTTCCGGCTTTGCGCTCTGTTTGGATGCGACGGCGGATCGTCCGTTCGTCCTCGCCGGTAAGTTGGACGAGTTCTGTGAGCGTCACACCGTTTTCACTTCCCTCGTGGAGCAGATCGGACACCAAATACTGTCTCACGCCTGCACCTCCTTGATTTGTCGGCTCTCAGCCTCGAGATATTCCCGCAGCGCATCGACGTTTACGAGGAAACGATTGCCGGAGTAGACGCCCGGACAAACTCCCTGCGCCACAAGACGACGAACAAACGCTTCTGGAATTTCAAGGTAATGCGCAACCTGTCGGATTGTCTGGAACAGAAAAAACACCTCCCGCTTTATTGCTGCTTTGCTACCTGCAAAAATTTCAAAATCGAGGTATCTCAGGGTTAATGTGCGAATCTTGGTTTTTTTGAAGGTATCTTGACGCAGCGTCTTTTTTATGGTACTATCGTAACATAAATGTTACAGAACAAGAACAACATAGTTCCTCGTATTTCTGTTCTATTTTGGAGTTTTGAGAGGTGTTTATATGGGAAAGGTAACCGACAACTGCAATTCCATGTTCTTGATGGGTCAGCGGCTAAAAGAATGCAGGGATATTCGTGGACTTTCTCAAGATCAATTAGCCGAAGCGGTGGAAAGGTTATCAGATAATCGCGGAAAAACCAGAAGCGCAAAGCATATTTCGTATTTGGAAAACGGAGTTCGTGCAATGTCTGTTGAATATGCCAATCTTCTTGCACAAGCACTCAATATTCGCCCAGAGTATTTGCTACTTAAGGATGACTTCAAGACTGAAAGCGAAAGAATCCACGCGCTTACTTTTGGTGAGCATGAGGTTTATGATTTGATAATAGAAGTTATGAAATTGCATGGATATGAAATTGTTGCAGAGACTTTCGATTATGAACCGCCAGAGATTGATGAAAAAGGGAACGAATATCGAAGAGTGCACTATGGGATTAAATCACAAGAAAATGCTGCCTGTACCTATATTGGGCATGACGAAATAAATAGGCTACTTAAAGAAGTTGACGACTTTATTGAATTCAAATGTTTAACTTCTGTGTATCTTATTACAGATAGATTTGGAAGAAAAAACCGGATAGCGCAAAATTGGAGGGAGGGTGAACATAATGGCTAACATTCAAGAACGCCGGGACAAGTCCGGCAAGCTGATCTCCTACTCCGTCCGCGTTCACCGTGGCCGTGGTTCTGACGGAAAGCAGCTCAAGCCGTGGACGGCGCCCTTTGAAGTCTCGCCCACATGGACGGAGAAAAGCGCAAGAAAAAAGGCCGAGGCTTTCGCCGCGACCTTTGAAAAGGAATGCCGGGAGGGTGTGACCTCCGACAGCCGTTTGAAATTTGAGGAATACTGCAAATATGTGATTGATCTGAAAGAGCAGCGAGGAATAAAGCATTCAACCATCGTTCGTTATAAGGAGCTGGCAGTGCGCATCTATCCCGCAATCGGGCATATCAAGTTAAAAGACCTCCGTGCCGATCACCTGAACAGCTTTTACACCGATCTCGCCAAGCCCGGACAGAACAAACGCACCGGCGAAGGGTTGTCGCCAAAGACCATATTAGAGCACCACCGTTTGATTTCGACTGTATTGGATCAAGCCGAAAAAGAGGGGCTTGTCCCATTCAACGTGGCAGCAAAAGCCACATTACCGAAGGTCAGCAAAAAAGAAGTCAACTACTTTCAGCCGGAACAAGTTGCAGCTATCCGTGATGCACTGGACGCAGAACCGCTAAAATGGAAAACACTTACACACTTACTGCTCATCACAGGAGCGCGGCGCGGCGAGGTGCTGGGGCTGAAATGGAATGCTGTTGACTTTACAGGAAACCGCATTCATATCTGCAACAACATCCTTTACTCGCCGGATATAGGCGTATATGAGGATACGCCAAAAACCGCGACTTCGGATCGTTGGGTTTCTCTGCCAACGGAAACGATGCAGCTCCTTCGGCAATACCGGGCATGGCAGAACGCGGAGCGGCTGCGGCTGGGTGAGTATTACCGAGAACAGGGCTTTTTGTTTGCTCAAGATGACGGAAAGCCAATGCACCCGGACAGCATAACAGACTGGTTGTCCAAGTTCAGCAGGCGGCACGATCTCCCGCATATCGATCCTCATGCTTTCCGGCACACAATGGCCTCTATGCTTTACTTTAGCGGCGTGGACAGTGTATCTATTTCCAAGCGGTTAGGTCATGCGCAAGTCAGCACAACGGCGAACATCTATGCGCATGTGATGGAGAGCGCCGACCGGAAAAACGCTGACATTTTAGCTGACGTGTTTTTAAAAAAGGCTTGAATTTTCAAAGTGAGTTGAACTAAAGTTGAATTATTTCTTCTCGTCACAGATAGAATGTCTTGTTAAAGTTGCAAAAACATCCGTTTTCTTTACGAAAACGGCTGTTTTTCTGGTTGCGGAGGCAGGACTCGAACCTACGGCCTCCGGGTTATGAGGCAGTCTCAAGCACAAATCGGAGTCATTTCGGCTCCGATTTGTGCTTTTTACCGCCATTCGTTCGGTGAGTTTTCCATTGTTTCCGTCCAGCCCTGCCCGCTTTTTTCGCGTTCTGGGTCAAAACTGGGTCAAAGAGGATTTTGTAATTACAAACCGAAACGGTCAAGCTTTTGGCTTAGAGTATTTCCAAGTTACAAATGCAGAAACTCACGATCATAAGCGGTCTTTTGAAAAGCTCCGGCGCTGAAAGCGCCGGAGCTTTTCTTGCGTCTGTGCTCGATCTAAAGACGGGGCGAGGTCTGC